CCCGGGCGAAATCATCCGTGTTATTCGTGAGCAGCACGGCATCATCGTCGTTATCAATAAAAGCTGTTTCTACTAAGACAGCGGTCATCGTGGTGTCCTTCAGCACGATGAGGTTGGGCCGTTCCTTCAGGCCGCGATCCACCGTGTCAAGACTTTGCACGATCTGCGACTGGATGCAGGCGGCAAGCTGTGGGGACGAGCCGCTGTCGTTAGTATAGACCAGCGTTTCCGTACCGCGGGCGCAGCCGCTGTCGGCATTGCAATGCAAACTGACGAATACATCGGCAGGCCAGGTGTTTGCCGTATCCACCACGCAGGGCAGATCCGGTGTCTCTCCAGCCAAATTATCGCTTTGCAATAATTTTACCTCGCAGCCTGCCGTCTCCAAGTACCCTTTCACTAATTCCCCAATCGTAGCAACCACATCACATTCCCGCAGTCCGGTGTCGGGATTCACAGCGCCGCTGTCCCGTTCCCGGTCATGCCCGGGGTTGATACATACACGCATTATGTTGCCTCCACTTCAGTATAGGTATAGGTCTTTCCATTCCGTGTCACGGTTACCTGCTCGCTTGAGCCGACCTGCTCGATATACCGTTTCACAATGACGTCGCAGAATTTTTCATCGAGCTCCACCATGTAGCAGCGTCGTTTCGTCTGTTCGCAGGCCAACAGCGTCGAACCGCTGCCGCCGAATGGATCCAGCACGGTGCAGCCGGTCATGCTGGAATTTAGGATGGGATAGGCCAACAGCGGGATCGGTTTCATCGTGGGATGGTCCGTATTCTTTTTCGGCTTATCAAACTCCCAGATAGTGGATTCCTTCCGTCCGGTGTACCATTCATGCTTTCCTTTCTTCTTCCAGCCGTAAAGCACCGGTTCATGCTGCCATTGGTAAGGCGAGCGTCCCAGCACCAGCGACTGCTTCTTCCAGATGCAGCAGCCGGATAAATAAAAACCGGCATCCGAGAAGGCTTTCCTAAAGTTAAGTCCCTCGGTGTCGGCGTGGAATACATAGATGCTGGCATCCTCTGCCATGACGGTGTGCATGCAGGAAAACGCATCATATAAGAATTGGTAGAACTTGTCGTCCTGCAGGTGATCGTTCTTGATTTTTCCGGCCCGGCCTTCGTAGTTGACATTATATGGCGGATCAGTGACCACCAGATTGACCGGTGTTCCCTGCAGTAATCGCTGGTATGTTTCCGGCTGGGTGCTGTCGCCGCAGAGCAGGCGATGGATTCCCAACTGCCACACATCACCGGCCTTGGAGAATACCGGTTTCTTAAGCTCGGCATCCACATCAAAATCATCATCATGTACACCATCCTTTATATCGGCCTTGAACAGGTCGTCCAATTCTGCCGGATCAAACCCGGTAAGCGACACATCAAAGTCGCTGCCCTGCAGATCGGTAATGAGCAGGGCTAATTTATCCGTATCCCAATCGCCGCTGATTTTATTAAGGGCGATGTTTAGGGCTTTTTCCTTTTCGGTGTCCATGTCGATGACGACGCAGTCAATTTCCGAGATGCCCTCCTGCTGGAGCACCTTCAGGCGCTGGTGCCCGCCGACCACGTTGCCGGTGCGCTTGTTCCAGATAACCGGTTCGACGTAGCCGAACTCGTCCAGCGAGCGTTTCAATTTTTCATATTCCGGATCGCCCGGCTGCAAATCCTTTCTCGGATTATAGGCTGCCGGGATAAGGTCTTGTATGTTCTTTTTGATCAATTCCATAATTATTTTCCTTTCCGTGCCTGCAACAGGTGTTCCATCATCGTATCCTGCGGACTTCCTACAAATGCTGTGGTACAGTTCTGCTTAACGATATCGAAAATCTCATACCAGAGCAGGTTCGCCTGCTTCTGGAACGACTGGCTCATCTGCACAAACGGACTGGTAATGGCACCGCCGGTCGTGGGGTGCTTGCCGAGCAGTCCATACGTGCTGATCGCTTCCTCACACTGGATATACCGGGCGAATGCCTGGGCATAGGCTTCCAGCAGCCGGGGATTGACGAGCCGTTCGCAGCCGCGGTCCTTCAGCCATTGCCAGGTCTGGCGGAACAGGTCGTCGGCACCAAGCGGCTTGCCGTCCCGCTGCCGGGCGGACAAATAGTCGCTGGGATTCGGCATATCCTCGCCGGTGAGATCTGCGGCATCGTTTAACTCGGCACCTTCTAAGGCAGGCGTCGGCAGGTCGATAATGGTGGCTGCTTTTCCCTTGTCGATTTTATCGGCCAGCGCCTCCGGCTTGTCCCCGGCGCGGATCCGTCTGCCGCCGCGATTGGTTCCGTCCTTGGCCATGGCTGTTCAACTCCTTTCCCATGCGGTAAATCCCCCGTTTGAACCGCAATTTTTGTGCGCGTGACCCCAGCACCGGTCTAGCATTTCGGCGCGCCAGCGATTTTGACCGCCCCTCCTGGCGAAGCGTAGTCACTCATAGCGGTATTCCTTTTTGGCATGATGCCAGCGGTCGTCCATCTCGGCGGTTATCTTCGAGTGGCACGGCTTGCATAATGCCATAAGGTTATCCTCGTCATGGGTGCCGCCGCGGGAGAGGGGACGGATATGGTGCACCTCCGTTGCCGGAGTGGTCTTGTGGTTCTTCAGACACATCTCGCATAAGGGGTGTTTTCCGATGTACCGGTCCCGGATGCGCTTCCATGCTCTGCCGTATCGTTTCTTGACGACAGGGTTGCGCTCGTACGTGTCATAACGTTTGTCCATTAATTTTTGGTGCTGCTCGCAGTACCGGTTCACGGTCAGCTCCTTGCAGCCGGGGTAGGCACACGGTTTCTTTGGTTTCCAAGGCACAATGTTCATCTCCAGACATAGCAAAAGCCTCCAAAGGATTGCTCCCTCGAAGGCTTCTCTCACACTTTCATGCTATTAGTATACCACGCAAAACAGGCAAATGCGTCCGCGATTTTGGACATCATGTCTTTCCAAACAAAAGGATGGCAAACTTATCCAATGCACGATTCTTCCTTTTGTAGGCAGACGATCGTTCGATGTGAAAATGATCGGCTATGGCATAGACGGCACCCGTTTGTGCATCCTCATCGGCATAAAAGGTTTCCAGTACATACTGCTCGTCACTGCTTAACTTCTCCCATGCAGGACGGAACCACGCCATGTATTCGATAGCCTGCCGGTACCGTTCCTTTAAGATGTCAATGTCTGCCAAGCCGGAGATGATATGTTCTTCTGCTGCATGCGGGTTGCAGGAGTGCGGCATCCCATCGAAGCCGGACGGGTGCAGGCTGGTCATGGCAGCATATGCCTGTTTGATATCCTCACTGGTGTTTTCGATAATAAAGTTCATGCTGTCGTAATCCCGGATGGCATCAATAGCACCGCTTCGTTTATTCAGATACTTCCAGATAACACTCATAGGCTTCCTCCTCGTAAGCTAGCCCGGACTGCATCAATCAGTGCAGCCTGGGTCTTGTTTTTTTCTTTCAGGGCCTTTAGGATGCGTCCATCGATGGTCCCTTTCGTGATGATATGCTGAATGACGACGGTTCCAGATGTCTGCCCCTGCCGCCAGAGCCTGGCATTGGTCTGCTGGTACAACTCCAGACTCCATGTTAGTCCGAACCAAACAAGCGTGGAGCCGCCCTGCTGCAGGTTGAGTCCATGTCCGGCGGATGCCGGATGAATAACCGCAACAGGAATCGTCCCTGCATTCCAATCCGCTATATCCTGCGAAGTCTTGATTTCCCGCACGGTAAATCGCTGCCGGATCCGTGTCAGGTCATGCCTGAACCAATAGGCCACCAGCACCGGCTTGCCGTTGGCGCTTTCGAGGATATCCTCCAACGCATCCAGTTTACGGTCATGAATGGGAATCACCGTCCCGTCATCAGAATAGATCGCACCGTTTGCCATCTGGGAAAGTTTCATCGTGAGGGATGCCGCATTGGCGACGGTAACATCGCCGTCCGGCAGCTGCAGCACCAGATCCTTCTTCAGTTCTTCGTACCGTTTACGTTCCGCATCAGATAACTGCACTTCATACTGGCTGCTAATGAGTTCCGGCATAGACAGGTGATCCGTGGATTTCATGGAAATAGAAATATCCGATATTTTTCTGTATATCTCGTTCTCAGCTCCCGGCAGCGGTCTGTAGCTGAAAACGACCTGCCCGTTCCGCTTGTCCGGAGTAAAGTAGGTGCTGCGGTACTGCCCGATGAATCTGCCAAGCCGCTTCCCCATATCCAACAACTTGAACTCGGCAAATAAATCTATCAGACCGTTGCTGGAAGGAGTACCTGTCAGTCCCACCATCCTTTTTACCTTCGGTCTTGCCTTCATCAGTGCCTTGAACCGCTTGGACTGGTAATTCTTGAAGGACGACAACTCATCCACAACCACCATGTCAAAATCAAAGGGGATCCCGCTTTTCTCAATCAGCCACTGCACGTTCTCACGGTTGA